TGAAATTCTAGAGCATTTGAAGCAAATGAGCATCGGTAGCGAGTTAAGAAAAGACCCTGAATTTATATTATATGTCTGCCGTCTAGTTGAATGTGTTGATATTCCAAAGAATATTCCCAAAAAAGTTGACAAGAAGCAGCTGGTTAAAGATATTTTTTGCTTATTATTTCCAGAATTAAACAACGATATTGATTTGAATCATTTAGATATTTTGATTGAATTCTTGCACTCAAACAAGAAAATCGTAGGTGTTAGTTTAGCAAGCCGTGTAACAAATGCAGTCTGTGATTTTGTAGCAAGGAAGATACTATGACTTGCATATAATTACACAAAAAATACAATTCAAAACAAATTACACATTCCAAACACGATATTGTTCACAACAATATCAAATACACTATTGAAGGCTGGTTTAAGTCCGAAAATCGCATTATTAATATTGATGTTTGTCTGAGCAAGTCCTAAAAGAAAATCCGCATTTAATATAAATTCTTAATGTATATTAATGACAACAAATATTGAGTTGCTTAATAAAGCAAGAATAAAGGGATTAAAAAACTTATCCATCGTCTGCAAAGATGAACTAACACAAATAAAATTAAGACCTAACTTGTGTGTAATTATTAATTTAGCAGATAGTAATGACGAAAGTGGAGGTACTCATTGGACTGCTTTGTTTATATCACCAGAAATGAAACCATTCTATATGGACTCATTTGGAGTTGAAATGCCACAAGAAGTCAATACATTTTTGAACCCATTGCGAAGTAAGATAGGATACAGTCAAATACAAATTCAAAATCTACACTCAGTCTTGTGTGGGTTGTTCTCACTAACATTTTTAATTTATATGACAAGAAAACACAGACCTCAAGATTCATATTTTGAGACATTTAAGCAATTTTTGATGGAATTCAATGACAATACAAAAAATAACGATAAGATATTGATGAATTTATACAAGAGTTTATAAAAAATAATTTCATAATATATAGATGTCTGCAAGAGATAACAGCGTACCAAATATATATAAAAGTATTCCAGAAAAATTCATCAAGAAATATCATAATCCGCATTATGAAGACCATCAATTAAATCATCCGTTTCGTATGGTAATTGTTGGTGCATCAGGAGCAGGTAAGACTCAGTTAGTTTGTCATATTTTATCCAAAATGAAAAATACTTTTTCAAATGTGTATGTATACACAAAAAATAAAGATGAGCCAATTTATCAATGGCTTGAATCAAAACTGCCGTCGTCTCATTTGAGAATTGAAGAAGGCATAGATAATTTGCCGTCACTACAAAAGAATAAAGATAATAAAGTTGTTGGTTTTGAGAAGAATGAGCAAAGCCTAATTGTGTTTGATGATTTATGTTTAATGAAAGACCAAAGTAAGATAGAAGAGTATTTCATAAGAGGCAGAAAAATTGCAGGTGGTCTGAGCATAATGTACTTAACTCAGTCTTATTTCAAAGTCCCAAAAACAATACGTATTAATTGCACTTATATTATTTTGAAGAAACTTGCATCAACACGAGACCTTAATTTGATTTTGAGTGATTATAACTTAGGTGTAAATCGTGACACGTTACTCAATATATACAAATATTGCACAAAAATCAAAGAAGATTTCTTATTATTAGATCTAGATGCAGTACCTGAAGAGAGGTTTCGTCATAATCTGCTTGAAGTTTTGAATATTGATGATTTTGTAGATGGAAAAAGTGTTAGTATGCTTAGAAAAAAAATAGATGAAGACAACAAACCGAATCTTGAAGAGAAAAAAGAGGAACAACAAACTAACAAGTCTACAACAGTTGTTCACAAGGTGGAATATTAGTTGCCCCTGGGGGACGATTTATGGGGGCCAAAAGGGCCAAAATATTATCCTTAATTGAAACATTTATAAATTTGAAAAATAGAAAATGATATATTGAATCAAACTATCCCTTCTTTATTTAGAGAAAAAAGAAAGTTTCAATTAAGGGAAATATTTTGGACCTTTTGGACCTTTTGGACCTTATGGGGAAAAGAATGAAACATATATTTAG